CCGGGTTTACGTCTCCGACGTATACCTTGGCCACCGATACGGCGCCTACTAGCGCTGGCAAACAGTATGCGGTTACCGCCATTGGCGGTACGCAGGCTGGTGTTGACGCTAGTTCGTCGCCGTCTCGGCCCTTCACGATGACTCTATCACGCCCCCAGAACCTTAAAGTTCTGAGCGCGGTAGACCCCGTGACGGGTGTTCTGCGTAGTGTGCCGCGAAACGTGTATAAGATTCTCGGCCGCAAGGGCGTTACCCCACTGGCAGGTCAAGCCTCTGTCCCGGCGCAAGCCAGGTTAGAGATTGAAGTACCAGCGGGTAGCGACACCGCGGACGCGCCTAATATACGCGCTCTCATGTCTCTCTTTATCGGTAGCGTGAATTCTATTTCCGCTTCGATTGGAGATACTCTGGTCACTGGTGTAATCTAGAGATTAGATTATGCAGTGGCTTCCAGAGCACCATGAGGCTTTGCTGACTGTGATATCTGCCGTAATTGGCACCATCATACTTATCATCCAACTCATAGGCTAGAAGCCGACGAGGAAGTTGATATGTCAGACCGGTCCTTACCGAGTAATCGGTGGATCGGGTTTAGCGACACATTCACTAAGGAACACTTATGGGCATTCGCCCTGATGCTCTTTATTCTGCTATATTCGATGACGTAAAGCGATACTTACCCTTGGGGCCAGTTGCCCCTAGTAAGTTGCCGCCAGACGCTTCTTATAAGCAGTTCGTTTCTACTTCCTTGCTGTACGATGTGGTCCGTAAATGGATCCCTGACGATAGCAGAGAGGCAGATCGAGTTGCGAAAGAGAAGTTCCTTGCATCAAATAAAAAGTGCAGGGACTGGAACTTGGTCTTAAACGATGAAGCGGATTTTCTACTATGGGGAGAGTTTAAAGACTCCCTATGGTGGTTTTTCCATCATCGTGATCAGACCCCGATCTTCTCTTCGTATGAAGGCATCTTGTCTTCAGCGAGGGTTGGACCTGGGTCAGCTGTAGGTGCAAATGGTTATAGCATGTATGCTAAGCTTTTTGCATCCAAGTTGACAGTTACGTCTCCGATTCTGTACCAGATGTACAGCTACTATTTGAACGCTCACCCTACTTGGCTTGAGGCGGAATGCCTCCGCCGAGCTGAGTTTGGTGCGTGCGAGGTAGTAGGTGGCAGTCGATGCAGTTTTGTACCAAAG